TAATGAGAGGCGATCATATGGAAATCAGAGCAAGACCGGGAGGTCTTATTTTTGTACCATAAAATAAGGAAAGGACGCACATGATCAAGTTTTTATCAGAAAATTGGGCATTATTATCGTTCGTGATATCAGCAATTGCATACATATATTATCAAGTGATTGCTATGCGAAAAGGAATACGCGCACTGCTTAGGGCAGATTTGATACGCCTCTATAACAAGTATCACGACGATTATGGCTATTGTCCTTTGTATGTTAAGCAGTCACTGGAAGACGAATATAAACAATATCACACATTAAAGGGGAATGGTGTAGGCACGCAAATATATCATGCGCTTATGGAATTACCTACAGAGCCACCCAATGAAGGAGAGGATTAATGATGTTTAAAAATTGTGTATTTAAAGTATCTGTAGATACAAAGAAGTGGGCTAAGAAAGCAGCGGTCAGAGCAGTGAAAACGGTAGCACAGACTGCAGTAGCAACCATTGGAACAGCAACAGCACTCGGTCAGGTCGATGCAAAGCTTGTAGTCTCAGCATCAGTCCTGGCAGGAATTTTATCCTTGCTGACAAGTGTAGCAGGATTACCGGAGGTTGAGGGCGAGTAATCGTCCTCTTACATATTATATAGTGTGCGACATCGCACAGGAAAGGAGAAATTATGAATATTATCGAAACAAACCTTAAATTTGGAGCATTATCCACACGTAAATCAACCAAGAGAGCAATCCTGCATCACGCAGAAGCTTCCAAATGCACTGCAGAAGACATTCATCGTTGGCATCTGCAAAACGGTTGGTCCGGTGCTGGTTATCATTTTCTGGTAAGAAAAGATGGCTCTATCTACAGACTCCGGCCAGAAAATGCAGTCGGTTCCCATGCAAAGGGTAGCAATTCGGACAGTATCGGAATCTGCTTTGAGGGGTCTTACATGACGGAGACCATGCCACAGGCACAGATCAACGCCGGCCGAGAGTTGTTAGGCTACCTGAAAGGCAAGTATGGATTCAGTAAGGTCCAGGCTCACAGAGATGTATGCTCTACCAATTGCCCTGGAACAAACTTCCCATTCGACCAGATTGCTGGAGTAGCTGCATCAGCGCAGACTCCAACGCCAGCACCAATCGACGGAGAATTAAAAAGTGGAGGCGTTACACAAAATTCCACCGGTCACCTTGGAGAAATTTCATACCAGGCGCACATGCGCGGAATCGGCTGGGCGTCTTGGCAGTGCGATGGAGCAATGGTTGGAACGACCGGACAGAATCGGCGCATCGAAGCAATCCGAATTGCGCCAAAAGGAGAGACTGACGTTACTGTACATGTAAGAAACGACGGTGATAAGAGCTACAAAAACATCACCAAAGACACCATCATCGGCACGGTTAACGAGTCCAAGAGAATTGAAGCGATCAAGATTACTGGCAAGGACACAACTTATATCTACCGCGTCCACCAGAAATCCGTAGGCTGGTCAGACTGGGCCGTGAACGGCGAATGGGCAGGCGTGAAAGGAAAGAGCTTGCAGGTAGAAGCTGTGGAAATTATGGAAGCGAAATTTCTCATCAATCCACATGTACAGGATTATGGTTGGATCGGCGAAAAAGCTTGTCAGAACGTCGCTGGTATCACCGGCCATAATCTTCGCTTAGAAGCTTTCAAAATCAATCCACTTGGCACGGAAATCAAGGCGAAAGCGCACATCCAGGGAATCGGATGGGAAGACTATGGCGTCATCAAAAAAGATACTATTATCGGCACAGTAGGCGAGGGTAAACGCCTGGAATGCTTGTGCTTCGAAGGTGACTTCGAGTATCGCGTACATGTTCAGAATTCCGGTTGGACAGATTGGACAAGGGCGGACGGAGTAGCCACGATGGGAACGGTCGGACAGGCGCTCAGAATCGAAGCGATTCAATTTAGATAATAATATGGAAAAGATTACCTCTTTATTATCTGTGAAAATTTTGCTACATTATAATAAGAGGTGGTTACATGGAAAAGCTTGCGATAAGACTGAAAGAGCTGAGAGAAGAGAGGGGACTATCACAGATGGCAGCAGGCACTGCACTGGGAGTATCAAGATCAACCATAGCCGGATATGAGACAAAAGGACGAGAGCCAGATGTACATATGTTAATTATCATGGCTAATTTTTATGATGTTTCTATAGACTATTTGGTTGGCCGAAAAGACGAAAAATAATATTATTGACAAGAGCAAAAAAATCAATTAAAATCAAGATGTCTCAAATGTGCCTCAGAGCACACTTGAAAAACGGCGTTATTACAGCGATTGCAAGGATTTGAACGACGTGACTTTTAATCAAGTTGTCCGGGGTTCGAATCCCCGCACGCTCATGCAGACAAGCAAGAACTTTAAAGGTTCTTGCTTTTTTTTGTACTTTTATTTAATATTATGTATAATAGATATTAGAGACAAGAGGAGAGGCAACAGAAGTTATGAGCTAAACAATAAAAAGTACAAATGAGGATGAAGAGTTATGGGGAAAAAGAGAAGATACATCACAGGGCTTGATGGCATAAGAGCAATTGCGGTTATTATGGTACTGTCATATCATTTGAAGCTGGCTTTATTTAAGAGCGGCTTTCTTGGTGTGACAGTATTTTTTGTTTTATCAGGATATTTAATTACAGGCATACTGATTTCCGAAGTAGAGAAGGAACAATAGATTTGAAGAACTTTTGGCTGAGGCGTATCAGGCGTCTTGTTCCGGCAGTTATGTCAATGGCAGTTGTTATAATATTTGTCAGCGCAGTCGTAAATAGGATTATTTTTACAAAGGGCTGTAAGGATTTCCTGGCATCTGTTCTGGGATTTAATAACTGGTGGCAGATTTTTAATAAGGTATCTTACTTTGAAGCGGCCGGAGTACCATCCCCATTTACGCATTGTTGGTCACTGGCGATTGAAACACAATTTTATCTGATATATCCATTGATTCTTCTGGGAATCTATAAGTTAGCAAAAAGCAGAGGAGAGGGACGGGCAAAGAGAGGTCTTTTGTTTGCCGGAGTAACGTTGTTGCTGGCGCTGATCTCAGTTATTTTGATGATTGTATTATTTGATCCACAGCAGGATGCCAGCCGGGTATATTATGGGACAGACACGAGAGCATTTTCTCTTCTGTTCGGTGCATTACTTGCAATTCTGTGGGAGTACCGGATGGTTCCAAGAAGACTTTCGGCAAGTGTCAATATGGTCTTGGGCAGTGTGTCTTTTGCAGCATTGCTTGTGATGACGATAGCAATCAATGGTTCCAGTAATTTTTGGTACAGAGGAGGACAATTTGTTGGAACAATTCTGACCGTATTGATGGTCTATGCAGTATCAGGACGAAAGACCTGGCTTAGCAGATTCTTAAGTAACCCAGTATTGAAATGGATTGGGGATCGTTCATACAGCATATATCTGTGGCATTATCCAATCATTTTGTTAATCAGTAAGGGGATAAAGGCATCCTGGTGGATTACATTAATTGAGATTGTATTAAGTGTTGTCATGGCAGAGCTTTCTTATCGTTTTATCGAGACGCCGATCCGCCATGGTATTATTGGGGAATATTTGAACATTTTAAGAAGCAGACCGAAATCCAGACAGGAGAAAAAGCGTCAGGTACAGGTGGCAAGAAGAAGTTTGAAGGTAATGGCAGGTACATTTGTACTGACTGTGTCACTGATACTTTGTATGGTATTCGTGCCGAAGAAAAATGCATTGGATACATTGCAAAAACGTGAGGCAAAGGCAGAAGAGACAGGTAAGATGACGGAAGAACAACTCGCAAAGCAGAACGCGAAAGGCTCAGAGAGTGATGATACCATCTGTACGGCTGATCTGACAGATGATGAGATTCTGGAAGGTTTAAATCTCCTGCTCATCGGAGATTCTATTGCAGTTGATGTGACAGATGATTTTTATGAAATATTTCCCAACAGCGTCAGTGATACAAAAATCGGACGGATTACATCACTTGGTAAACAAGTTCTTGATTCCTACATTGACGAAAAGAAATGGGAAGGAGAAGGCGTAATATTTGCATCACTTTCGAACAGTCCGATCAATGGTGAACTTGAAGATATTCGGGAGAAGATAGGAAAGGATATGCCATTGTTTCTGACAACAGTCCGGATTCCGCATGATACGTTCGAAGAGGAAAGCAACAGCAAGATAAAAAAATTTGTAGAAGAAAATAATCATACATATCTGATCGACTGGTATGCTGCAAGCGAGGGTCATGATGAGTATTTTGATGCAGACGATACACATTTGCTCCCGGCAGGTGCGAAAGCATATGCAAAATGTATCAAGGAGGCTGTACTGGCTGCATATAAGAAAGAGAATATCGAAATTCCTAAGTCAAGATTGAGCAGTGGTGCAGATACAAGTACGGACAGCAGTAATGCCAGTAGTACAGATTCCAATACGGATAGTAGCAATGACAATCGTACAGATACAAGTACAGAATAGTTGTTATTTACTGAGAAAAACGCATGTAAAACTGGCGTAAAGGCTGTAAATACGGTGTCAGATATTTAACGATAATCACTGATAGAATTCTAACAAGTAAGAAAAATATTTAACGCTTGACTTTATTATCAGACAGCTGTATTCTGAGGTTAAGTTGAAGGAAGGACTTGTGAGATACCACTATCATGTGAGACGCGACACATGGAATGATAGACTGGAGCCGAAGGGGCAAGCAGAAACTCTCAGGCAAAAGGAACGGGTCTGGACAACACTCTGGAGAACAATGGAAGGGATTGTACCGAAGAAGTAACTTACCTGCCATACACGCGAAGACCGGTAAGTAATCTTTCAGGTGAAAGGACAGAGGCAGATAAAAAATAATTAGTCTTAAGATTGTTAAGAAATTATTTTTTACCTGCTTTTTTTGTACCCTTTTTTAAAAATTTTTGGGGAAATTTGGAGGATGATTAGAAAATGAACATGGTTGAACAGGTAACAGATTATGTGAAGAACTATGACGAAGAGGTTGGAAAAGCAATTGAGTTGGAGCTTGGACGCCAGAGAAGAAACCTGGAGCTGATTGCATCTGAGAACATTATCAGCCCGGCAGTGATGATGGCTATGGCAACTGTACCGGCAAATAAATACGCAGAAGGATATCCGGGCAAGAGATATTATGGGGGCTGCGAGAATGTAGATATCGTTGAAAATCTGGCAATTGAGAGATTAAAAGAATTATTTGGCTGTGATCATGCATGTGTTCAGCCACACTCAGGAGCAAATGCAAACAATGCAGTATATCAGGCACTGATTAAACCGGGTGACACAGTAATGGGACTGAACCTGGCACACGGCGGACATCTGACACATGGATCACCGGTAAACCAATCCGGTATTTTATATAATTTTGTTCCTTACAACATCAATGATGACGGAGTACTGGATTACGATGAGATTCGAAAACTTGCACATGAATGTAAGCCGAAGATGATTGTTGCAGGAGCTTCCGCTTATCCAAGAGAGATCCGATTCGATATCTTTGCAGATATTGCAAAAGAAGTTGGCGCTTATCTCTTCGTAGATATGGCACATATCGCAGGACTGGTTGCAGCAGGACTTCACCAGAATCCGGTTCCATACGCAGATGTAGTTACAACGACAACGCACAAGACACTGAGAGGACCAAGAGGCGGAGTGATCATGTGTAAGGAAGAACATGCAAAAGCAATTAACAAAGCAATCTTCCCGGGAACTCAGGGGGGTCCGCTGATGCATATTATTGCAGCAAAAGCTGTCTGCTTCGGAGAGGCATTGAAACCAGAGTTCAAAGAGTATCAGAAGCAGGTAGTGAATAACGCGAAAGCACTTGCAGATGCATTGATTGCAGAAGGCTTCAATCTGGTAAGTGGTGGAACGGATAACCACTTGATGTTAGTAGATCTTCAGAACATGAACATTACCGGAAAAGAACTTCAGAACCGACTGGACGAGGTTTACATCACAGTCAATAAGAACTCAGTACCAAATGATCCGGCAAGCCCATTTGTAACAAGTGGAATCAGAATTGGTACACCGGCAGTTACAACAAGAGGACTGAAGGAAGAGGATATGAAGATAATCGCAAAACTGATCAAGATGACAGTGACAGACTTTGAGACAAAGGCAGATGAAATCAGAGATGAAGTTACAAAAATCTGCAAGAAATATCCATTATATGAATAAATTAATGTACCTATAATTAACGTCCCTATTAAAAACAAGAAGGAGGATATGATATGGAGTTAAAAACACCACTTTATGGTGCGCATGTGAAAGCAGGCGGTAAGATCGTTCCATTTGCAGGATATCTCTTACCGGTACAGTATGGAACAGGTGTTATCACAGAGCATATGGCAGTTAGAGAAAAAGCAGGACTTTTCGATGTGTCTCATATGGGAGAGGTATTGTGCCAGGGAAAAGATGCACTTGCAAACCTGCAGAAGCTGCTGACAAATGATTTTACCAACATGGTAGATGGGCAGGCAAGATACAGCCCGATGTGTAACGAGAATGGTGGAACGGTAGATGACCTGATTGTATACAAACGTGGAGATAATGATTACTTTATCGTAGTAAATGCGGCGAACAAAGATAAAGATTATCAGTGGATGTTAGACCATCAATTCGGAGAGGTCACATTTACAGATGCATCTTCTGAGTATGGGCAGATTGCACTTCAGGGACCAAAAGCAATGGAGATCCTGAAGAAATTAACGGCAGAAGAGAACATTCCAAAGAAATATTATCATGCAGTATTCGATACAGAGGTAGCTGGAATCCCATGTATCATTTCCAAGACAGGATACACAGGAGAGGACGGAGTCGAGTTATATCTGGCAAGTGAAAATGCTGAGAAAATGTGGGATGCACTTTTAGAGGCCGGAAAAGACGAGGGGCTGATTCCATGTGGACTTGGAGCCAGAGATACACTTCGTATGGAAGCAGCGATGCCACTGTACGGACATGAGATGGATGATGAAATATCACCACTTGAGACAGGCCTGAAATTTGCAGTCAAGATGGGAAAAGAGGAAGACTTCATCGGAAAGAAAGCCATGGAAGAGCATGGTGAGCCGAAGATTACAAGAATCGGACTCAAAGTAACCGGAAGAGGAATTATCCGTGAACATCAGGATATCTATGTTGGAGAAAAGAAAATCGGACATACAACAAGCGGAACACATTGTCCGTTCCTGGGATATCCAATCGCAATGGCATTAGTAGATGCCGGAAGTGTAGAGATCGGTAATAAAGTAGAAGTAGATGTAAGAGGACGTAAAGTCGAGGCAGAAGTCATAGCACTGCCATTCTACAAGAGAGCGAAATAAGTTTTGTTGAAGGATTAAAAAAGAGAATATATAAAAAAGGAGATTATTAAGATGGAAATCAGAGAAGGATTATTATATGCAAAATCACACGAGTGGGTAAAAGAAGAGGGAGATGTTGTTACAATTGGTCTTACAGACTACGCACAGTCTGAGCTTGGAGACTTAGTATTTGTAAATCTTCCGGAAGAGGGAGATAGCGTATCCGTTGGTGAGGCATTTGGTGATGTTGAGTCTGTAAAGGCTGTTTCCGATGTATATTCACCGGTTTCCGGAGTTGTGTGTGAGATTAACGAGGAGCTTTTAGATGCACCGGAATCTATCAACGGAGCACCATATGATGCATGGTTTATCAAAGTAAAAGAAGTATCTGAGAAAGAGGAATTATTATCCTCATCAGAATACGAGGCATTTGTAGCAAGCGAGCAGTAAGACAAAGACGGGAGGTGTACGGCATATGGGAAGCTATGTACCGAATACGTTAGAAGAACGTCAGGAAATGTTAAAAGAGATCGGATACAGTTCTATCGAGGATCTGTTCGCACATATTCCTGATGAGGTTAAGATCAAAGGCGGACTGAATATTCCGGAAGGAAAGTCAGAACTGGAAGTCCGCAGAGAGATGGAAAATATTGCATCAAAGAATCAGGTATTTAAGACCATTTTCCGAGGTGCAGGAGCATACAGACATTTTATTCCATCCATAGTGAACAGTGTGATTTCAAAAGAAAATCTGCTGACAGCATATACACCGTATCAGGCAGAGATTAGTCAGGGAATCTTACAGACCATTTTCGAGTATCAGACAATGATCTGTGATCTGACCGGAATGGACGTGTCCAATGCCTGTGTGTATGATGGTGCCGAGGCGGCAGCAG